GTTATGAAGTTGGAGTAGATCCACTAAACGTTGAAGACCAGACACTGCTTGATCAATTTATTTTAACTACTGATGACAACAGGCAGCCACTTGAGTTCTCAGAAGAAAGAATTGAAAAGCGTGAAAGAATGATCAATGGTCGAATGAGATCATATCACATTGCAGATAAACTTACATTAAGCACAAGTTGGAACATGATACCATCTAGGTCTCACTCAGACATTCCAAACTTTGATGATGTTACTGGAATTTCACCACGAAAGGCCTACACATCTGATGGCGGAGCAGGCGGAGCAGACATGCTTGAGTGGTATGATTCTCACAAAGGTTCTTTCTGGGTATTTCTTGCATATGACAGAAAAGGTATTTTTAAAGGAACACCAGAGCCTTACGATCACCTTGCACAATACAACCAACTCATAGAAATGTTTATTAGTGATTTTTCATACTCTGTTGAAAAAAGAGGAACTAATTTTGATTTCTGGAATGTCTCAATAAGTCTGGAAGAGGTATAATGTTTGAAGACAAAGACCTGCAAACATTTTTAGAGACTACATCGACGGTACGAAATAAGTCAATAATTACAGCAGAATGGAATATGAATATCCCAACCAATATAAAACATATTGGTAACTATAGATATAGGCCAACAGATTCTTCTTCTATATATTCATCCCTTCCTACAAGTTTTGACATTAATGATGATGGAAATTTTTATACAGGGGCAACTGATGCAGATGTTCTTGTAGATGGAACATTTGATAACAATGACATACCCACAACATTTTTAACAAAGAAAGAAAAATTAAAGACACTTTATTCTTTAGAAGAATGTTTTAATCAGTTTAGGCCGAGATCTGGAATAAATAAAGCAGTATTTTTTGAAAATGGAAAACTACACCACCCAAATCTATTTATGGCTGACAGACCAAGATACTACATGGCAGATAAAAATGATAAGTTTAAGTACTGGACTTCTTATAGAACGGAGTCTGGAAATGAATATGGTATTGCCTCTAAGGTTACTGGTTCTCAAAACTCTATAGAAGATGCGTGTCCTTTTGTTGTATATAAAGAACAAGTGCCAACTAACAGAGTTGTAATAAAAATGCAAACACACACTGGTACAGAAAATTTAGGACCATTTTCTTCTCCAACTGGCTCATTTGCAGATCCATTTTTTGGAGATTTGAATAAGAAGGTTCCTAGCAGATGGAAGATTCAATTTTTAAAAGATGGTAATTGGGAAAACATTATGTCTTTTGACGCATCAAAAACTAGATCAGATGGCACTCCAATTATAAAAAGCGATGGATATGTTGAAATTGCATACGGACTAATGGTGCCTGATGAATGGACTTCAAACTTTGTATTTGCGGAAATATATACAAGTATATCCTTACTGCCTGACAAGTCCGTAATTGGATACGCCTATCTTATAAAAGAAAATGAAAATGATTTAGGAAAGTTTCATATCTGGAATGGAGAAGATTATACAATCATATCACCAAAATATGGCTGGTATATTCAAGATGAAACAGTCAATAGACTAACTAACTTTGTAACAGATGCAACATCTCCAAGCGTATTCATAAAATCATTAGATGGTAAGAAGCAGTATAGAGAGTTTGAGTTTATATCTGGAGTTAGAATTGTTGTAGACACAATGAATACAAAGGACTCAACATTTGACCTTATAGAAATATCTCCAAGACTTGTTCTTAACATCTCTGATAAAACTCTTGACTATTCAATTAACAAAAGTGCTTCAGATCTTGGTATTACTGGTTTGCCAGTAGGACAGTTAATCGCTTCAAATGGAACTATTAATATTTTTGATCATGACCAGGCATTTAATGAAAATAACGCTTTCTCTTTTAATACTGGTAAGGGCAGCATTATATCAAAATACATTAATAGACATGCACAGTTAAAGTTTTACGAAGTCATTGTTGATGTTGATGGATGGGATTACTGGGTACCAATTAAGACATTGTACTCAGAATCATTTCCAAAACAAGACCTAATGGGAAAGACAGTATCTCTTTCTTTAAGAGACATGTACTGGTATCTAGAGTCAATCACTGCCCCACAAATATTAATGACAGAGGTTTCTGTTAGTTCAGCAGTGTCTCTTTTGTTAGACCATATTGGTTTTTCTAATTATACCTTTAAAAGAGTTGAAAATGAAAAAGAAATAATTATTCCATATTTCTTTGTTGGACCAGATAAAAGCGTTGCACAAGTTCTCCAAGACTTAGCAATATCAACACAGACAGCAATGTTTTTTGATGAGTATAACAATTTTGTAATGATGAGTAAAGACTACATTATGCCGACTAAAGAACAAAGACCTACAACGTTTGCCCTAAAGGGAACAAACGACTTGTTTGAAGATAGAGAAATTAAAAACAAGACTCTTGATAAGGCTAAGATTGCAAACATTATTTCTGTTTCTGCACAAGCAAACAATGTTTATAATGATGGAGTGATTAACTATACAACAAGACACATACAAAGATCTATCGGTACTACAAGACAGGCAAGCCTATTAGATGATGAAAGAATCTATATCTATAAGCCTGCACTATTGTGGGAAGTCTCTGGAACAGAGTTTACAAAGTCAATTAATAATGAAACTAATACACAGTCCGCATATTCCCTTAGTGCGATACCTTTAAACTCTAATCTTTCAGCAGATGTTCCAACTGTAAAAAATAATATAGTTATAAACAATACATTTAGTTTTGGTGAGGCTGTGTATAATATTGGTAGATATAACGGATACTTTTATTCACAAGGAGAGATTATAAGATATGATGCAGTTCAGTACAATATTACTGGATTTGGAAATGCTTGGATTACATCAAATGAAGAATATCAAAACTATTTTTCTAAATTGCCATTTAATGGAAAGATCTACCCCACTGGCTTAGTTAGAATATACTCTGAGCCAATCTACGAGGAAATATCTGGCATCGTAAAATTAAAAAATGGTCCAGTGGTAAAGCACGGAAGAGGACAGTTTGGAACTCAGATAGTTGCTCACTCTGCTGGCATATCTGAGTACTGGAAGTCTGATGAAAATGTTAAAGGATGCTACATGCTTTCAGAATTTTTATTTGATAAAAATGTAGAGTCGGCAGATATCCAAATAACAATTCCACCAGGTGCGACACAACAAGAAATAAACTTGCTCAAGGCTGCTGGTAAAATTACACCAGATGGATTTTCTTCGGATGCTTTGGCAAGAACATCTACTAGAACTGGATTAATTAAAAACTTTATGTCTACGGTAATGAGTGGTGAAATAACAACAAGCACACAGCCAAGACCAGGCTCTCTTCAGTCGTCAGCACTCTGTTTAAATGGTCCCAATTTTAAAACAACACAAAGACCAAAAAACTTTATATCATATGTGCATAAATCTTTACCAGATACAAAGTATAAGCATTTTGGAACAAGAGTAAGAATAATTGGTAAAATAGAAAACAGTAAAGACTCAGGACAAACTGCAAACGGGGCATTTAATTTTTACGTTGTAGATGGTTCAACACCAGACAAAAACATCAATGTTACAGGTGGGTCTGCTGGAATAGCAGTAATGCTAAATCCTTCTACCAATGTCGGTTACTATTTTGAAATTGCTGCCCTTGGCCTAGAAAATTTGTCAACAGAAGATAGAGAAACTGTTAGCAATGTCTTCTTTTACAAAATAAAATCTAATAATGGAATCGCTGTTCCAGTTCTTTTGTACGACGCTGTTGGAAAAATTACTGTAGATGATGGAAGATTTACTGGACAATCAAGAATGTTTGCAGAAGAAAATCCAACAGTATACGATCTTGCAGTTGAGTATGAGGATATCGGAAGCACGAGAAGATTCTATTTGTACATTAATGGAAAACTTATAAAGACAGTAGATGATACAGATCCTCTTCCAGTATACAACAGTCTTGCATTATTTGCTAGAGGTTCATCAAGAGCAATGTTTGAAAATGTGTATGCTCTGTCAAACAATTATTCTCAAAATACATCATTTGCCTTAGACACTCCAGTTAATTCAGTTTTTGGCGACGACGAAGTAGACGTAAACGAATCATTTAAAAAGTACGCCATGAGTGGTTTAATCCAAAACACATATCTTTCTGGTATTGGTTCTTCAGAACCGCCAAAATATAAAATATATTTTGAAGAATTTGGAAGCATAATGAGAGAAGCAGCATCTTTTAATTTTAAATATGATAAGGCTTATCCAGCATTAACTGCAAAAATTTCTCCAACATTTAATAAGATGAAAGGCTATGTAATATCTGGATTTAGAGCAGGATCTTATGGAGCAGAGTTTTTAATTTTTAATGCAACAGACACAACGCTAAACCTAGATGAGACAGGTGGTAACTATTTAAGAATTCAGGGAGTTACCTTTACCCAGCAATCTAATAATAATCTAACAGTTGATGAGTATTTTAAAAAGAATAGCACAGAGTCAAACCCGCAGTTTGTTGCAGATAAATTAATTTCAAATCCTTTTAAATTTAAACAGGATTATCAAGATATAAAACTTAGCAGAATGACCTACGGCAAAAAAGATTTTTCACTAGATACTACATATATTCAATCACAAGATGAGGCATCAAATTTAATGAAATGGATAGTTGAAAAAACAACAAAGCCAAGAAGGTCTCTTGGTGTTAAGATATTTGCAATACCAACAATCCAACTTGGAGATATAGTAAGTTTAGATTATAAGGAAAATGATATAAGTATGGCCTCAAATCCAGAAAGTAGATTTGTTGTTTATAACATTGAGTTTGCAAGAAGTTCAGATGGCCCAGATATGACAGTATTTTTAAGTGAGGTAATCTAATGTCAAGCCCAATTTATGGATCAGGAGATTCCACTGCAGCACTTCCAACACCAAGAATAGAAATAGACAATACCTCTGTAAAAATTGCAACTCCAGACTTAATTCTTTTTGATGAAGAAAAAATGGAGGCTGACAACATGACAGATCTTGTGTTTGAAGATATAGGTGGCTATGAACTTGCCACTATCTCTAGACACGATTTAGTTAATGGGCAAAAGGTCATTTACGCACCAATTAAAAACTTAACAGATTTATACCTACAATACAATCCAAACAATGTTTTAAGACTACAATCTTCTGACTCATATTTTAAGTCTTTATCATTATCTATTTTTGATCGTCTTCCAGTTTGTGGAACAGGATATGACATAACTCCACCACCCCCACCAGAAAATAACCCAGGCTACATTGAAAGAGATAAGACTAAGTGGATAAAGACACCAAACTGTAAGGCCGTATATATTGACCCAATAACTGGAGACTTAGTTATTAATTTGATCAATATGAAAAAAAATGAGCAGGTCGAGGTTCAAGTTCTCACAGATGGAGAAGTTTTTAGTGATACAATATACAATGGGAGTAATTAATGATAACTAATATAGGTAAGAATCTTTTAGCCAAGTATCTTGTTGGCCAGACACAATCATATGCCTCTCACATTGCTGTGGGCTGTGGACCCAACCCAGTGCCTTCTGATGGGGACTTAGGAGACTACTCATTAAAAAAATCTTTAGACTTTGAGATGTTTCGTGTACCGATTATTTCTAGAGGATTCGTAAACGAAAACGGTATTGATAAGATAGTCTTAACAGCAGAACTACCAACAGAAGAAAGATATGAGATAACAGAGGTTGGCGTATTCTCTGCTGCATCAAATCCAGTTGCTGGATCTTTTGATAGTAGAAATATATTTTCCTTTGCAGACACAGACAACTGGCTTTATCAGCCTGTTGGATCTTCAGCCAGAGAAATTCCTATTGTCTATGGTCCATTAGATGATCGTGTAGTTAATATAATTAATGCAACTGCAGCAGGAGCAACCATAACATACACAACGGATGCGCCCCATGGTCTTACGGTTGGAACTAAAATATCGATATCTGGTATTTCCCCAGCAGTTTTTAACTTGTTAGATAAAAATATTCAAACAGTTCCAGAATCAAACAAGTTCACACTTGTTGCACCAAGCCCCATTACCTTACCATTTGTTTCACCAGGTGCTCTAGTTAATGATGTAGAAACAAATATTATTAGTCAAGCGTATCCAGTGTTTCAAACAAATGCAGATAATAAAATTTTTACTAATAAAACAAGGCTAGACAGAAATGAAAGATGTAGATTCTTAAACAATATTATTGCTATGGTTGGAAACAGTTCTACCCTCACAAGAAACTCACTAGGAGAAATAGAGGTTGGCTCTGGATCTAAATATATTAGACTTAATGAAACATCAGTAAACCTTACAAAAAATAGCCCACTAGATGAACTAAGATTTGCGTTTTCTATTGTCAATACAGTAGGTAATGCCGAGACTGTCCCAGACAATGTTAAAATACTTTTAGAGTTTTCTTATATTGGAACAAACTCTGTACAAGAGTATGCAAGGTTTGAAGTAGATATTGACAATGAATCATACACAGATGGAACAGCAGATCATTCATTTGATTTTTCTCAAAGCAGATATATTGTTGCAACAAAAACACTTAAGGATTTAAACAAGTCAGATAATTTTGATTGGAAAGAGGCTAGTGTAGTAAAAATATATTCATGTGTCACAGAGGCTGGATCTCCTTCAGATCTATTTTATGTTTGCCTAGATGGTGTAAGATTGGAAAACGTTACATCTACAAACTCTTTGTATGGATTAACTGGATACTCTGTAATTAAAAATGTAGAATCGAGACCAATTGTAAAGTCAGCAAACACAACAAACTATATTGAGTTTAGATTTGCTTTAGGTGTTTCATAATGCAAGCACAGCCAGATAAAGGAATTAAAAATGTTATTATTAAACAAGAATTGCTAGGCAAGGTATCATCAGGAAACTCTAGAATTGTTAGGTTTAGAATTGTTTCAGAAGATAAAAACAGAAAGTCTGCGTACTCAAAAATATTTATTACTAATTCAGATGCTGTTCTTGTTGCACCAGGAGACGTTAACGCTGTTGGAAATACTATATTTGTAAATTGGTCTACTGGACAAATATCAACTCAGACAACATATGATGTTTTTGCTGGATTTGATGGAGCAGTGCCATCATATGTTGGAACATCTGGATCACAGAATTACTCGTTTTTAAAAAATGGAACACAGAATGTAAGAGTAATAGTACAAATAGCATCAATAAATCGAACACTTGTAACTGATTTAACACTTTTTAAGAGTGTTAGAGTCTACGACTCTGGAATAAGGAATTTGCCAACCCCAACCCCATGAGTCTGGTATAATTGTAGTATGCCAATTTTACCTCTACCAGAGCGTGGTCAACCACTAGATGTAACCTATCTATATCAAATTGTTCAGTCTCTAAATGAACTTTATACTCAGTTGGGTGCTTCTAAAAAAGGATATACCGTAGTTGACACACCAAGTGCTGGCCCACAAACTGCAAAAACATCTGAGGCAGCAGTTATTGGAGGTTACGAACTAGTCTCTCCTACATCAACTCAAACAGCAGGAACCTCTCTGTCGTGGTTTCATGACTTTGAAAAAGAGTTTAAATATCCACCAATAGTAACCGCAACAGCATACAACAAAGCAATGAACGATGCTGGAAAAGATGTAACAGTAACAATAAATAGCATAACAACATCAAAGGTAGAAGGCACACTTAAGTTTAATGTGGGTGGAGAAATAACAATGGGCATTAATATTATAGCGCTTGGAATTCCTAACTCGTGATCAAATGTACAAAATGTAATGGAAGAATGCTAATAGATAGACAGTACACAGAAATAAACAATCTGGAATTATATTGCATTCTTTGTGGATCAAGAAAATTTTTTCATCCACCTAGTAATTCTCAGGAGGGCCGATGGCTACTAAAAAGGGAACAATTGAGAGCGAAAAGTACAATGAGTCACCTGTAATTACAGGTAACAAAAAGGTTTGGTTTCTAAACGGAGACCTGGTTAGAGTTCATCATTTAAACAGATCAAATGGAATAATGTCTGTTTATAATATTACAAAAGATCAAATAGAAAGTTGTTTGATTGGTGACTTTAAAAATAAAAGAGAACGAGCATATACAGTAGGTCAGACTGCTGATTTAGTTAATCGTCACAAAAAATATATGCCAGACCTCATGAAGCGTGGAGTTATTCCATTTCCAACTGGATCTCAAAAGGGCGGAGCAAGAGGTTTTCAAGTGCGATCATACTACTCTGAATCACAGGTAAGAGAGATTCGTGATATACTTGCTTCACACCATATTGGCAGACCAAGAAAAGATAAGTTAATTACAAATGATATTACGCCTAGCAAGCAAGAGTTGACACGCAGAATGGGCGATGGTATACTTACTTATAGAAGAACTGAAGATGGACGATTTGTTCCAATTTGGAACGAGTCTATTTAACGAAGGGTATAAAAATGTCAGACAGCAATTATGTAGTAACGAATGAACCAACAAAGGTATCTGTAACACTTGGATACACACTTAACCTAGGAAACTTTCAATCGCTAAGACTTGATCTTGGTGTTGTAGATTCTAAGCGTGATGGAGAAAATACTGATCAGGCTTTTGAGCGAGTCTATAAGTTTGTTGAAGATAAACTAACTGCAAAGATTTTGGAAGCCCAATCGGAGGCTGCTGAAGGATAATGGCAGAACGCAAAGACCGCATGGCTTTGCTTTCAAGATACAGCAAGTATCATACCGCAAGGTACGAATCAAAGCCATCCCTAAACCTTAATGTGGAGCAGTGGGCTTCAGATGCCCTTGTGGAGTCATACACACTGCCAGGATGCTACGATATACTTGAGTATTACTTTTCAGTTGCAGAGAATCCTTCTTGGAACTACTTTGCATACAACGCAGAAAAAATATTGCAGGCAAGAAAAGATAAAGTTAAAGATGATGAAGAGAGAGCAGAGCGTAGACGAATGGCAAAGGAGTGGTTAAGTGAATAATACAGAGGCAAAACTACTTACCGCTGTCTTAAAAGACAAACAGATCCATGTCCTACTTCAGGCAAATGTCGACAACCTTCTAAGAACTCACGGAGATATCTGGAACTTCGTAAGATTATATTTTGAAAACAACTCAGTCCTTCCTCCAGCAGAACTGGTTACTGAAAAGTTTAGAGACTTTGAGCCAGTAGCAGGTGTTGGTGCGACAAAGCATCACCTTGAAGAACTTCAGGGCGAGTATCTAACAGATAGCCTAAAAGACATTATTAGATCTGCAGCATCTGAGATTCAAAACAATAATGGAACTGGTGCACTTAACGAATTAATTACTAAGACTTCAGAATTAAAAAAGAACACTGCTGCAATTCGTGATATTGATGTTACAGATCTTGAGTCTGCTATTGCATACTTTGAAAATGTAAAGAAGCAGCAGGCACTTGGCCTGTCTGGAATCAAAACAGGATTGCCAGGGTTTGATAACTATCTACCATCTGGAATTATGCCAGGACAACTGGGTGTCTTTCTTGCTTATCCAGGAATTGGAAAGTCTTGGCTTGCACTTTACTTTGCAGTGCAGGCTTGGAAGCAGGGAAAGTCCCCAATGGTAATTTCTCTTGAAATGTCTGAGACCGAAGTTCGTAATCGTGTATTTACAATTATGGGTGAAGGACGTTGGTCACATCGTAAGATCAGTAATGGTGAGATTGAGATTGATATGCTAAAGGATTGGCATGCAAAGAATCTTGCAGGCAAGCCAGAGTTTCATATCATATCAAACGATCAAGGCGGAGAGATCAACCCTTCAGTTCTTCGTGGAAAGATTGATCAGTACAAGCCTGACTTTGTAATTGTTGACTATTTACAACTGATGGCTCCTAATCAGAAGTCAGATAATGAAACGGTACGAATGAAGAACCTTTCAAGAGAACTTAAACTGATGGCTATTGGTGAAGAGGTTCCTATCATTGCTATCTCATCTGCTACACCAGATGATGTTAACGACCTGTCTACAGTGCCTACACTGGGTCAAACAGCCTGGTCTAGACAGATTGCTTATGATGCTGATTGGGTTCTTGCTTTGGGCCGTGGAACAAATAGTGACATCATTGAGTGTGCATTTAGAAAGAACCGTAATGGGTTTATGGGAGACTTTTTGGTCCAGTGCGACTTTGACAAGGGATACTATAGATATAAAGACTTTGAAGATAAGTAGTTATAATGTGGTATGTCAGAAAACAAGGAGTACTTGCCACCAACCTTCTATCATCATAAGCCTATAAAAAGGTTTTATCTTGATGGGGTTATTCATGACGACTCCATGATTGGCAGACTAAAAATAGAATATATAAGACTTTTAGTATCAGAAATGAAACTAAGTGGATATGTGCCAAGACTTGATCTTGACCCAGATTTCACTATAAGGTATAATGATATAAAGAACTTTTTTGAATTTGAATTATCGATACAGGCAGTCTACGCAGGGAAGAGGAAAAGCGAATGGATAGCAGGAATAGACGGAACCAATCCAATCTTTATTCCGCAGAACAAGTCAAGCGAGTCCTTACAGGATCGGGTATAACAGTAGAGTCTGAACTTGATGCAGACTTCATGATCTTTTGTCCATTTCACAATAATCACAGAACCCCAGCAGGAGAAGTTCAAAAAGATAGCGGAATGTTTTTCTGTTTTTCTTGTCAAAAATCTGCAGACTTGATAGAACTAGTTATGCATACATCTGGTAGAACATACTTTGAGTC